ATGAACCTCACTGATTACCCATCATTTTTCGATGAACTACCAAGTCAACCAGTCAGCTGCTACAACTGCAACAATGACTGCCCTGGAATACTACTCGACATGATCAAACACAAAGAAGCACAACAAGTAACTCCAGAAACTATTTTTAATATGCAATTCCTAATTGGTGAAAAACTCGCTGACCGAGGATACGGTGCAGTAAACCTCGCATATGAACAAATAGACGGAGAATACCAACACGTACTTCAATTAGAGTACACTGTTGTTAACAGATTTGTTGAAAACATGACCAGACTAGGATACACATGCAGAATACTACCTGCACATAAACCTAGATACAAATTCGTAACCTTTGAAGGATACACACCAATGGATTTATTAAATGTGTACCATCACTTAGAGGTGATAGTATGAAAACATTACTATCATTATTAGGTTTCGGCGTAACCAATGTTGCACCTGTTTATGATCTTCACAAAAAAGAGAAACCTAGTATGAAAGAGAAACTCAACAGTTTTGTTGAAAGAAACTTTGGTATCATAGCATTAATCACATTGATTGTAATGTTATTCCTGTTTATTGCTGTATGTTTCTTTATTTGTGGCGTATCTGCTGTTGAATCTGGTACTGTGTACAATCATTTCCAAGAGGTGATATAAAATGGAATCTCATACTGGTTTAATGTTAACTCCTGACCATGCTCAAGTTAAAGTTGATGATGTTCCTAATGTTGAAATTGCAAAAAAACAATGGGCAGCATATCAGGAATTATGCAGAGGCATTCTCGATGATAGTGATTATCAAAAAATCACTGTCAAACAAAGAGATGAAAACGGCCAATTTGTTCGTGTTGAAAGGGAATTCAAAAAGAAATCTGCTTGGCAAAAATTAGGTCGAGCATTTAATGTGGATACTCACATTATTGTTCATGAGTTCCAAAGGTCGAAAAATGGTAGAATTACTGAAGCTTATTACTGTGTACGTGCATCATTACCTAATGGCCGTAGTGTTGAATCTGATGCATTATGCAGTAGGGCTGAAAAAGGTAAAAGCAATGTTAGTGATCATACAATTATTGCTACTGCAAAAACACGTGCAACCAATAGGGCCATATCTGAGTTAGTTGGTGCAGGTGAGGTTAGTAGTGAAGAGATGAGTGCTGAATATAAAGTAAGTGACGACCCTGACCATCATTACATCAACAATAACTCAACATTTAAAGGGTCAGTTTCTAATCCGGTAGGAAACTCTATTGGAAACTCTATACCTGCAGGACCTCCTAAAATAGAAGTTCCTACAATTGACATTGAAAAGGATTCTTTTGTAACTGCAGCTGAAATTGAGGAACCAAAACCTGAAGATGATCCAGTTAGAAACACTTGTCAGGAAATCAAAAACATGCTTGATGAAGAAGGAATTCCTGTAACAAAAATGAGTATGCGTATAAAAGTTGTTCAATTAATCAAGAAGGAGCTTCTTCCTGAAGAAAACAAGCCTGTTTTGTTTGATTTTATTGAGAAACATTGTCCAGAGGAGTTGGAATAATGAACTCCTCCATTTTTATTCTTTACGGTGATGATGAGAAGATTATGTTTGAAGTGCCTTCAAGTAGTAATCCTGAAGAAAAGTACCGTGTTACATGGGATTTTGATAATGGTTGGTTATGTGATTGTCCAGGATGCTTAAAAGGGGGTCATCTTTGTAAACATATACTCGCTTGTGAAAGGTATATGAAGATGATGAATATGGCTTTGCTTGATGATCCAACTGTTTTTGTAGGTGGTGTCATTGGGTAAACAAAGGATTCAATTAACTTTGGATTGTGATATTATTTCTGCCGCTAAAGATAAGTATCCTAGTGTATCTAATAGGGTTAATGAGTTATTGGCTATGGATATGTATGGTTCTGATGAAAAGGATGAGCTTGTTAATAGATTGCATGAGTTGAAACTTGAAGAAAAATCGATAACTAAACGGATTTGTGAACTTGAACAGGAAGAGGTTAGAATTAAGGAAACTGGTTCTAATATTCAAGAGATTATGAATTGGATTGTTGGTATTTATTCCAGGAATGGTGTTGTTGGTTTGAATAAAGTTGAAGAGGAATGCAAGCGTAAACATGTTTCTTTTGATGAAATTAAGCAGATTTTGGATGATGAGGGGATTGCTTATGTTAATTTTACATAAGAAATTAAACTATTTCAAGTGTAAATTCGAGAGTACCCTGAAGGCCATGTGTATTAGTGTGTATATGCGCATTAATACACATTCATCTCAAGATATTTTTTCAAGAGGGAAATTTTTTTTATTTTATTTTATTTATTTTAGAAAATCAATCAATCAATGATAGAATATAACAATGTTATTAAAGAGGTAAAATCATGATAAAAGCAATAAGCGAACTCGAAAAATACCACAATCGCATGACCACAGTAATAAACGAACTAAAAATATTAGAAGACGGAGTAGATGCAAATTACAGTGACATAGTAACAGACTACCACTGGCTAGTAACCATACTCGAACAACGCAGAGAAACACTACAAAAAAGAGGCAGACACCTATGATACTCGAACAATTAAGCTTCCTCATAGGATTAATAACAGGATGTTTCATCTGTTTAATCCTTTTCTTCATCATCTTCAGGGAAGATTTCAAATCACAAAAAGAATTTGATGAACGCCAAAAAAAATACAAAAGGATGATCTAAAAATGAGCGATGATGGAATAACAATAATAACCCAAACCACTGCTGAACGCCGACAGGAAACAATTGATCTATTCAATCAAATAAGACCATACCTGGACAAAAATTACACGTATAGTCAAGCAATACGAATCGTGAAAAACTTACCCCCGAGGGCAAACAGGTATTGTCAAGCATGGTACCGTGATGTGGTGGCCTACGGTGAAAGTCAAGGATACAAGTATGAGGATTACAGTGGTAAAAGAAAGGTGGAAAATTTATGATTTGTAAATGGTTTAGTCAAGGTTTATGCGTTATATTTGATGTTGAATGTTGTGGTTGTTGTGGGGTGAGAGAATGTTAACAGTAAGTGAATGGTTAGGAAACTTTTCAAAGAATTATAGTGTGCAGCATTTTGATGATATTGAATCAGGAATTTTTGTTGCTAAGGTGAAAGAGGATGTATATTTATTGAAACATGTGGAGGTTAAAAAGTCATAACTATTTTTTCAGTTCCAATGAAGCAACATATTGTTTGTGGAGGAATAAAAAAAAATGGTTCTACAGCTTGTTCATCTCCATTCCAAGTTTTTGTATGGAGTTGAAAAATTTGTGATTAACTCTTAACTCTTAAAAAGGTGGGAATTAGGTAGGAGTTAATCACACTTCAAAATTATAACTAGGTGATTGATAATGAATGGACCAAAAGAAACCGAGGAAATAGCAATTGATTTTCTAATACATGATGTGTTAATTATCAAAGCCGAATCTTTAAGAGATCGTAAAATTTACAAGTATGCTGCTTACCTGGAAAAACAATTAATGAAAATCAAAAACAGGGAAGCAATATTGGATTTAGGAGTGCCATTAAAATGACTGAAATTATAGTTTGCGGATTATCAATGGAGATGAGATTAGCAGAAGAAATGGGATGGGTTGGCAAATGTAGAGGTTGTTTATATTGTGATAATATAACAAATTTCGGATTGGCAACTTGTCAAAAAAAAGGAAAAGTAAATGAGAAGAAGAACTGTGAAGATTGGATTGTAGACCATAGGTGATTTGAATGACTGAAGAATGTGCAAGATGCGGATATCCAATCGAAAAAACAAGCAGATTTGTAATAATTGATGATGAACCATATTGCATGACTTGTTATGAATTAATCACATCATTTAGGGAAGATGATATGAATGACTGAATTACTGATGTTTCCATTAACATTACTTATGAGTATTATTGGAAGTGTTGTATGCACAATTTTACTTTTATTCATTATTGCATATTTATTCAATAAACTGGAAGGTGAGTGAATGACTGAAAAACGATTAATTGTTCGTGATGGGGATTATGCTTGGATTGATACAACTACTGGATATGTAGTTGAAGTTGAAGATGCTTTTGATTTGATTAATCAACTTCATGATGAGAATGAGCAGTTAAAATCTCAATTAAGAAACCTACGAAAATTAGCAAATGAATTATACATGGAGGGAATCGAATGAGAGGCAGATACCGCTACGATACAGGAAGCATCATAGACACAAAAGAACATAAAGTACTAACTGTTAGACAAGCAGTAAACCGATTAAACAAACAAGATGCTTTAATTGAATCAAAAAGAGATACAATTCAGTTCCATGTTGATGGATACAATAAAATAAAACAAACCATCGAAGAAGCTTACAAAACAGAACGAACCGAACTCGGAAAAAGTGTGCTAAAACAATTAGCCGAAAATTTAGAGATACTATGAAACATCAAGAATGGGTACTATCACAATTCAACGTATGTGAAATAAAAGAGGGCAGATTCCATGGATGGATTTGCTTTCGAACACCACTTGCAGATTACCGAATCAGCAGGGAGGATTGGGAATGCATCAAGGAGAAGATCAACAAAGTATAATTGAATATCATTTATGCAGTGAATGTCGAGAAGCTTTGAGTGTACCGACAGATTCTGCTTTCACTAGTTGGGAACTGGTCTGTAAAAGTAAAAGAAAAGAATGCAATCACCGTGGTGGGTTAACAAACTGCCCCCAATTCCAGGAGAAAACCATATAAATAATTATGTTGCTTAAAAAAAATATCAAATACAAAGATGGAACAATACAAACACAATTCTACCTTAGCAAATGCAAGTATTGTGGAAAACTATTTATAAAATTCCAAAACAAAACTTTATATTGTAAAGATGAATGTAAAAACAAAAGCACCCAAGACAACAAAGCAGCATACCAAAGAAAACGCCGAAAACAAATCCGAGAAGGACACCTAATAAGCAACGAAACAGAGAAAATAGGTACAATTCATTTCCCTAAAAAGATTGGTGATTGGATAGAAGAACGAAAAAGAATAAAATACGCAAAAAGAAAAGCAGGGATAATATGATAGATGAAACTAAATATCCAGAATACAGAGAAAAAGTCTATAACTTTATCAATTCAACAATTATTCCAAAATACCCGGAAATCAAATCATGCAAAATGCATGTTTTACCGAAAGAGTTAATTGCTAATGTTGAATTTATATTTAATTTAAATCGTTCAGTATCAGGAGATGAATTATCTCAGTTAAAGTGGAATGTTGAACATGATTTGTATCCTTTTGTAGATTCTTTAAATATTGATGGTCCTTATATGACTAGGGTTATTCTTATTTTTTTATAATTTCATCTATTTTTCCACCTTTTATTATTGAAGGATATTTATTTAAAGGTTAGACTATAATTTAGGTTTTGGGTTGAAAATGAGAGTGAGATGAAAGTTGATCCATTGAAAAATATGAAACACGCTAACACTATGTGTTGGTACTGTAAAAGTACATCTACTCGCTTCGACGAACAACGTGGTGAAATATTCTGTGAAAAATGCGGAACAATAATCCACAGAGTAAACGATGTACTAATGATAATATAGATGGTTGAACTTTATACATAACCTTTTAAGCTTCACCAAAATCATGGTGTGGTTTAAAATGGAACATTTTGTCACGATTGCAATGCTTACTGCCATTTTAAGTGGTTTCTCTTAAAATTTTCATCGATATAATTTCATTTTTTGTACTCCAGAGGATATATTAAAAAAACGGGAATTAAAAATAGGGGATTAATACTAGGATTCTCACAAAAAAAATCAACCCAAACCTACGGATATTATTTTTTTTTCTAAACTTTTAATTAAAGTTCCTTCAAAAAAAATCATTTAGCAAATTTCATTCAAAAAATAAGATAGAGGATACATGAAAAAAAGGAGGAAAAAAACAGGAATAGTTTTATCCTCCTTTTAATCTCTTCTAAAAAAAAGAATAAAGGAATTTTTTTCTTTTGGGAGGGTTTTCATACTTTTTTCATAATAAAATATGCTGGTTACTGGAAATAAAAAAATAGACAAAAAGACTACGGTTTCACGTTTTTGTTTTAATTATACTACATAATCACTTCTTATAATAATAAAAAAAAGGTGGGTTCGACTCCCACTACCAGCAATACACAAAAAAATAAAACTTTTTTACAGGGGGTTAGTTAAAAAAATGACAGACAATTACATAGGAAACATTTCAACAATTGTAAAATACATAAGCATGTTAATTGCAGGATGGTTTATCGGACTACTTGCCAATTATGGATTTAATTTAGGAATAGCAAGTGAAGGTTTAAGCGAACTAATAGGTGCAATAATATTTCTAATACTAGCACATATAGACGCAACACACCCAAACACAATATTCAATCAAGAACCCACAACAGAAACACCCCGATTTGATATTAATGATATTGTTGATGATATAGATCCCGCAAGTGAATACGAAAACACTGGTGACGAAGATGGCTGCTAAAAAATCAGAGTATACCTGTATCAAAGATGAAACAATACAAAACATTAGCAGAAAAACAGCAGAACTCGAAACCCGTGCAAACTACAAAGATGAAAGAATAAACCAGATAATCTCAGACCAAAAAAGAATGGAAGAAAAAATAGACCACATAGCCGAAGCTGTAAACAACTTACAACTACAAAGCTTAAAAGATGACAAAGACATAGACAAAAGAGTCACCAGCCTAGAAAACACAGTGCAGGTCATTAAATGGATAATAACACTACTATTCGGTTCAGGAATCATCTGGCTAATAATCAACTACATCCACTAGAGAAAGAACAATGCAATACTCAGAATTATCAAAACCAACATACAAACTCCAAGAAATGGAAAACCAAAGACATCACTTCTACTTTCAAATAAAAACAGAAGAAAACCTATCATTAAGCCAACTTGAAGAATATTTGAAAGAACAATACGATACCATCATGAGTAAAACATGGGAGACTAATGAGCAATTACGCAAAGAATTAAAAAAATATTTCCATGGTTACGATGTGAGAAAAGCGATGAAAAATTATGATTTTGATAAACAAAGAGTAATCAACCCTAATATTATCCCTATCTCTCAAAGTCAACTTGAAAATATGTCTTCAGAAGGATGTTGGACACTTAGAGAAATTGATAAAATAAATGATGATAATGAAGAGATAAACAGGTCTCTAAGAGGAATACGTTTTGCATATAAAGTAGAACGATTCAAGAGGAAGCAGAAGATTAAAGATAATATCCTTGATAAGATTGAAAAAGAATTAATCAAGGGAAAATTGTCTCAGGTAAATCAAGGCGTGCAAGCTTATGTTGGTTTAGATGAAAATGATGATAAAGACCTAGGCGAATCAGATTCTAATTTTAATATACATCTAGATGCGGATGTTGATGCTACAACTGAGTTTAAGAGTCCTTTAGATGTGAGGATGGAAGAGTTTCAAAAACAAATCCGCGAAGGCATACCCCGTAAACGTTTAGAAGACGAACTGAAAGACAAAGGAATTTTATAATCATGAAAGAGTTCGCTTTTAATATTAAAGAATTCGCAGAATATGCAAGCATGGGAACATGGAAACCCTTCATACACTTAACATTAGTATGCTACTTATTAATGCTTGTTGTTGAAGGAAAAATCTCACGTTTAATGATATTCATGCCTCCAAGACATGGAAAAAGTGAATTAATAAGCTACTATTTTTTAACATGGTTCTTAGGAAATTTCCCAGATAAAAACGTAATACTAACCACTCACAGTGCCAACTTTAGCCGAAAATGGGGTAGAAGAGTAAGAAATCTCCTAGATTTCATTGGTGAACATGCATTTGGAAAACCCATAAAATTAGCTGAAGACAGTCAAGCAGCACATAGCTGGAATATCAAAGACCATTCCGGAGGCCTTGTAACAGCAGGTGTTGGTGGATCTATTCTCGGTGAAGGTGCAGATGGTTTCATTATTGATGATCCAACAAAAGGTTTCAAAAAAGCCAGGTCAAAAACTCATCAAAAAGAACTTAATGACTGGTGGTATACTGAAGCTAAAACCAGATTAAACGCAGGCATTGAAGACGGGTCCAAACCATGGGTAATAGGCATATGGCAAAGACTGAATATCAATGACCTTGCAGGTCAAATATTGTATAAAACTGAAGGGGATAAACGAGTTCCTAACGAACCTCACATGGATTTCAAAGAAGCTATTGAAATCTTAAGAAATGGAGGTAGCATCCCCTATGGGACCTGGGTAATACTAAACCTTCCAGCTATTGCAATGGAAAATGATTCATTAGGTCGGCAAGTAGGTGAACCTTTATGGCCTGAACAAAAACCTTTAGAAGAACTTCAGCAAATCAAAAGAGAAATGGGAAGCTTCAGATTCAATGCAGTATATCAAGGTGAACCAAGAGAACCTGAAGGAAACGTATTCTACCGTAAATGGTTTGCTAAGAGTAAAGTTCCTGACAAGGAAATGGACAAAATGATTGAGAAATTACCTAGTTTACGTTACTGGGATTTAGGTGCAAGTGGTGAGGATGGTGACCCGACAGCTGCTAATCTCTCCTATTGGGATGGAGAATATTTATATTTACGAAAACAATTGAACCGTAAGTTAACCGCTAAAGGTGTGTTAGATTATTTTAAAGATATCTGTATACGTGACGGTTTAAAAACTAGGGTGTTTGTTGAACAGGAACCTGGTGCATCACCTAAAGTGTTAATAAGAACACTTCAACATTTACCAGGACTATCAAGACATATGATTAGACCAGACAATGTTGCTCATGCTGGGGATAAATTAACTAGAAGTTTTGATTTACAGGCATTAGCTGAAAACGGTAAAGTATTAATTGCTGAATCTATTTTTGACATGATTGTTGACGAATTAGTTGAATTCACTGGAGAGGAAGGTGGAATGGATAACATCACAGACACATGCACAGGAGCTGCTAGATACTGGACACGTAACAGGCCTAAAATTAATGTTTAAAAATAATGGAGGATTTTGGAATTATGAAAGCAGAAACATTCATAGTAACTGTAGATAATGAAAAGAATTATAATGTAATAGATGCAATTGAATTAGATAAATATGCTGACAAAGCTCAAGTAGATCCAGTAACGGGAAGTAAGCAGGTGCCAAGTAAGCACTTCATGATTGGTGAACAATTAGTAGAACCAAAGTACGATCCGTATGAATTGGTGCAGTTGCTTGATTTATATAGTTATCATGAGTCCTGTGTGGATGCAGTAGCAACAGATGCAGCTGGTATAAACTACACTTTAGATACACTTGAAGGAATAGACCCTATCGAAGCTCAAAAAGAGAAGTTTAATAAGATATTAAGAGCAAGCAAACCATCGATTAATATTCATCTAAAAAGATGTGCTTATGACCGCAGAGCATTAGGTTATGGTGCTATAGAAATTATCCGTAAAAATACTAGTAAATCTGATATTAGACGATTCAAACATATTCCATCCCACACATTGCGTAGACATACTGATGAGAAAAGAGTGTTGCATACAGCGGATGATGGGACTCGTGTATGGTATGTAATATATGGTAAAAACTATGATGAAGAAGGTCATCTCTGTGATGTTCATGCAGATACAGGAGTATTCTATCCATATAATAGTTTGCCTGAAGAAGAAAGGGCTAATGAATTACTGTGGACTATGGAGTATGCACCAGGAACAAATTATTATGGAAGGCCATTAATTATTGCTGCTTTACCTTCAATTAAAGGAGACCTGTCAGCGGTACAGTACAATGTTAGTTTCTTTGAAAACAATGGACTACCACGTTTCGCAGTAACCGTTACAGGAGATTTTCAAGATTATGATGTTCCAAAAACTATTGAAGATGAACATGGAAACACTATCACTAATCCTGATTATGATGAAAGAAGAACATTACGTTATCAAATAAGTCAACAAATCAAAGAGCTAATCAAACATCCTCATAGTGCTTTATGTATTTCAATTCCAACAATGGGGTCTGACAGTAATGTTGAAGTTAAAATCACACCATTATCAGTGCAAACTGAAGAAGGCCATTTCAGAATGTACCGTAAAGACATTCGTGATGAAGTAATCCATGCTCATAAAGTAGATCCATCAAGGTTAGCTATTTTCGAAACAGGACAATTGAACGGTACTAACAGTGACAACACTAAAGAATCCTATAAATATGGTACAGTAGCTCCCGTTAAATCAGAACTGGAATCAATGATTAACCAAGTAAGAGAAGAGTTAGATGTTACTACTTGGGAGTTTAAAATCGTTGATGTTAATCCAGTTGATTATAGTAAAGACAAAGAATTAGCACAGTTCTTGTTTAGTTGTGCTGCAATGACTCCAATGGATCTAATCAACACTTTCGGTGAAAAATTCGGATTATCACCAGAAAACCCAGATGACCCATATTTAAACAGTTATTATTTGAATAATGTTCCCCTTGAAAAGGTTTGGGAGAATAGTGAGAACAATCCTTATCTTGAAGCTGATAAGATTTTAGGTGATTTAGAGGATAACTTAAGAGGAGAAACTGTTGATGAGTTCTCAATCGAAGAAAGTGAAGAATCAGATACTGGCCTCGAAGATTAGTGTTATTAGAAGCTTGAACAATGAACAAGCGTTAAAGTATGAATTAACACTTTTTTTCCAGAACCTTAAAAAATCTGTACTCAGTGAATTGGAAGAATTTTACTCTGAAGAGTTCATGTTTCAAGCTCATGCTGACTTGATATTGGCCCCTATTTTTGAAGCTCAACAGGAATATTATAATATTCTACGTAAGTTCAATCATAAGGAATACAAGTTTGGACGTAAAACTGGCCGTAGATTAGTTAAACTTGCACGTAAAAAAGCAAAAAAAGGTAGTTTAACTTATGCTGATAAAGCAAGTAAAACGCCCAGCATATTAAATGCAACAATTAAAAAGGATGAGCTATTTGATACTAACCCATGGTCTGAGCAAAAATTATTAAATCAAACTTTCACAGCCAGTGAACGTACAATGAATCGTATAGATTCAGACATTAATAAAATATTAAGTGATGGCTATCGTAACGGAAAAGGAATCAATGTTGTACGAAATGACATCACTAAAAGGTTTGACCAGTTATCCTCATGGGAATCTACAAGGATTGCACGTACAGAAATCCATAACGCCCATAATATGGGAACAATGGATATCTACCAAGAAATGGGAGTTGAATATACTCAATGGATAGCTGCACATGACTCCAGGACAAGAACTTCACACTTGGATGTAGATCGTGAAATCATACCAATGGGAGGAACATATAGCAATGATTTGAGATATCCTGGAGACACATCAGGTCCGCTAAAAGAATGGATTAATTGTAGATGTAGTAATGCTCCTTTTGTTATTCCGGATGGTTATATTGCCCCATCATTTGCACCATTCAAAGAAGAAGATTTAATCCCAACATTAGACTACTGGAACCCTCCACGATTATTAGAAAATGATTATGCACATGAATACTCATTAGCCAATACACCTATTTCTAATGACCCAAAATTCAAAGCATTGAAAACACATGAAGAAATTGCAGATTATTTTGGATATGAATATAGAGAAAAAGGTTTATATTATGAAGAAGCAGGAATGAGAACTTTTGAATTTTATGACCCAAAACATGATACAATACTAAGATTTGCTAAAGATAAGTATAATAAATGTAATTACATTGATTTCACAAATTCTAAGAGTTATAATGAGTTTAATGGATATCGCTTGAAAGACATTTTAAGAATATATGATGAATCTCACCCTAATCTAAAAGTTGGAGTAGATGACATAGAATTTTATAAAGGTTATTCAAATAGTCCACGGGGGTTTGCTGATAATTTTAAAGTTGAAATATTTGATAATGGTCTGAAACGTAGTGGAGGACAACCTTTTGACTGGGTGCTTGATCATGAACTTAGCCATTTATTTGATGATACTTTCTTATCTGGAATTGAAAAAGCAAAGTATAATAAAGTCGCATCAATTCTTGAGAAACATCTAGATGATGCAAAAAAATTAGATAACAAATATCTAAATTCAAAGAACATTGAAGAGCAACTTACTATTTATTCTAGTAAGAATACTTCTGAAGAGTTTGCTGAATTAATGGCTGCAACTTCTAATTTAAAAAGAGGGAATAATTTTAAATTACGTAGTGAAACTAAACTTACTTTACAAGAAGCAAAAGGACCTCATCAGCATAAATTTAAATTTGCTGAAGAGTTATTAGAGCATCCTGAAAAGTTTAAAACTAATTGGAAGGTTAATGCTCAACAAAAAGTGAAAAATCATAGGGAGGATATAGAAAATTTCTACAAGAAAACTAATCCTTCAGGAAAAATAAGAGCCCTCCAGTCCGTAGAAGGTTATGATAAATATGCTTTAACAGAAGCCGAAAATGTAAGATTAAAAGAGTTAACTATTAAAAAAGAAAAAGAAGGTGGATTAAAATTCCATGATAGAATGGAATTTGAAGAACTTGCAGATAGAAAGGAGTTCAATGAACTCAGAAATAAAGTATTACTTGAAGGTGGTGACCCTACTGATATATTTGCATTTGATGAAATAGATCCTTCAAGGAGTATTAGATATGAACGTTTGGTTAAACAGTTTAGAGATTGGGTTCCAAAAGGAAATATCGAAATTAAACCTATAAAAATTAACAAAAAAGGTTTAAGTACAAATAAAAATGCATTTAAATTAACTGCTGATGAAAAAAAAGTTTACAAACAATTAAAACAGAATAATGCAGGGTTATCCTCGGATGAAAAACTATATAAAAATGAATTAAATGATAAAATCAAACTTAACCAGTACCATAAGGAATTATCTGATGGTAAATTAGAACCTAGACACAACGAAGAGTATATCCGATTGTACAATAAGCATAAAGATGAGTGGGATTTACCGGAATTAACAACTGATTTGAAATTCCAAATAGAAGAACCTTCATACCGATCTGATGAATATTACAAATCCATTAAAAAATATGGTTTAACTAAAAAAGAATCTGATGAATGGATTTATTTAAATAAAAAAGAATTAATCGGTGAAAAGTTATCTTCAAAAGAATTAAAGAGAATTGAATTTTTGGAATCAAAAGACCGTTTTGCTTTTTAAATTCAGTAAATACTCAAGCAAAAGGTTTAGACTATGAAGAAACAGTTGAATTTAAAAAATTATATAAACAATTAAAAACAGAATTAAAATTAGATAAAAGTGTTTTAGAGCAACCTTTATCTAACTATAAATCTGAAATTCCTTTAGATAAAAATCCTAAAAATTTCAAGAAATTTAGAGGCACTACTGATGATGGTTTACTACCAAACGGTGAAAAAATCGAAGATTACTTTACATTAGATGCACATGACATGACTGATCGTGAATATAATGTCGCTCAAAGATGGTTAACTTCAGATTATAAAGCTTTCACCAACTTTGAAGTTGACTGTGGAAGAGATGTCAAAAAATTCGAAAAATGGATTGAACAAAAGGCAAAAGCATATCAAAAAAATCCATCTGAAAATTTATATTACAAATATTATTATGATAAAGTCATTGATAAAACCACAGGTAAACTAATTAAAGGCAATGCAAAATCTTTAGCAGAAGGTATTTCCCATGATATTCCCGTTTTGGATAATATTTTAAACAATCAATTAAAACAGGATATGACTTTATGGCGTGTCCAAGAACATCATAATTTAGGAGATTCTCCTGTTGTTGGAGATATTATAGATTTCCCTAATTTCCGTGCAACTGCAATCTCAAAAAAAGGTGCTTTGTGGTTTAGTAAAACAAATGCTAAGGAAATGCACTATCTGATTGAGATTGAAGCACCAGCAGGAACCAGAGGAGCATATTTAGCACCTATTAAGCAAGGTGAAATTATCGGTGGTGATTATGCTGGTGAGAAATATGCTAATGAAATGGAATTACTACTCAAAAAATGTAAAGTTGAAATTGTTAAGTTTGGAGGCAAACCTGTTAAAGGAGCAATGGGCGAAGAGTTAATACCTATAAAATTAAGGGTGGTAGGTTATAAATGAAACGAGCTGAATGGATTAATATAAATTATTTGGTAGATCATGCTGATGAAATTATAAATAGAAATGATGTATTATTTCCACAGTGGTTATTTCATAGATCCCAATCTTATAATGATGGTGCTGTTTTGAAAGATATTTGGAAACGTCTTGAAAGAAAACAACTCCATGAGTCTGGTAATTGGTTTATTTTTGGCCGGGGTGACAAATGGATTAATCCGGGTGAAACTTGGGAGGAAGCTGAAGATCGTATTGTCAGGGAGTATTGTGAGGCCACAGGTCATTGGGACTTATTCATCTGGAAAGAGGTGAAAGAATGACAAAAACTCAAACAGTTCAAGAGTTATTAAATCAATTTTATTTAAGATTAGATTTACCTTTAGCTGTATTAAATTTAGAAGTGGAAGGATCTTTTGATTCTTTTAGGATAGTTAAACAAATGTTGCCTTACATAAATTCTAAAGGGAATAGGAGTTATGCTTTATTTGATTGTTACCACTTTGAAAATGACCAGTATTATTGCACTATTGTTCCAGACAATGCTCGTAGGATGGTTATAATGGCTGAAAAATTTGATGATTTTTGGCATTGCGATTGTTTTGATAAGTTTGGAGAACTATCTGCTAGATCATAATTTTTAGAAAAATTTATATGCCTCCTGAATTATAATTATGAACATAATTATAATTCAAAATATTATTTATTTTTTGAAGGCACAGTTGAAACTTTTTTTTACGTGGGTGAGAAGATGGCAGATGATGTTAAATGTTTAAGAATTCTAAAAGAAGGTGTGTATCTTGAAGATATTTTCAAAGAAGAATTTTTAAATAAATTAAATGAAAATTTTGGGGATAAAAAGATTATTCCAGTTGGAGCAGCATTTATCTTAAAAAGTGGAGAAGTTACTGAAGATATTTTTAATTTAGCTTATAGGAATGATAATGAGATAGATAATAATATTGTTCTTATTGAAGTTAATGACAATCCTGAAAATTTGGAAATTATTAAAAATTCTTTAAACTAATTAAGGAGGTATTTCATGTTTTCTAGAAATAGTTTACATTATTTTGATACCTCTAATAAAGGTAATGATAATGATTTCATTGGTTCTTTTAAAAAAATCCTTAATATCCAAGAGAATAATAGATATCATAAGAATGAAATTTCAATGTTTTACACTGAATTATTATCTTTATCTAGACAGTTAGGTTTAGGAGATAATATTTCTATTGAAACAATTTATGATGGAAAACTTCCTGAAAAAGTTTTTACTATACATTGTGATGTTAATATAAATAAAGAACAGAAATATTTATTATCTGAATCTATTCATGAATCTATGAAACATTTTTCTGATTCAAATCATTTGGATAATTTCTTTAAAGATGCATATATCATAATTAAATGATTATTGGAGGGAGAATATGAATATTGAAAAATCCCCTCAATATGAGTTACATACTTTTACCAAATTGCTAAATCAAAAAAAAGAGGATTTAGTGCCTCCAAATTGTGATAATCGGTGTGTATACAGTACTATTATTAACCGATGTTATTATAGTTCCTATTTATATTCTTTATTATGGTTGGAAGATAGATTTAAATTTAAATTAAAAGAACCATATGAATTTGATAATAAGGAGGATTTTATTACCGAACATAAACAAGTTAGATTAGCTCTCAAGGATAAAGGTTTTGCTGTTATTAGTTCGGAATTAGTTAAGTTATCATCTTTAAGAAAAAAAGCAGATTATGATCCATTCAGTGATATTTCTGATGATGAGTTGCAAGATGCTATTGATGGAATGAATTTCATTTTTAGAAAGTTAACTTTTTAAACAGAACATTATTTTATTTTAATTTTAAGATAAATTATTATTTTTATTTTTCACAGTTTTTAGGATGTTTTACATATTTTTTCTATTTTTCCACCTTTTATATGTGAGGGGTATGTGTAGATTTTAACTTTTTGCTCCACCAGGGTAAATATTTTAGGACTACTCATAACTTCTCACCCTTTTTAAAACAAAGATTCTATTTTTTTATATTAAAACTAAATTTTAAAGGTGCATAAGGAAATTGCATATTCAAAAACTAACGGATGGTTCAATACTACTCACAGCTCCAGTAATGATACCTGGAATGCCTGACTGTGATTTTAATCGTGGTGAACCTCCTTTGACTGTTGGACAAGTTCATGATTTTGCACAGGATTATGAAAGATACCGATTAGTAGATTCTGAACATGAATTCACTAAAACAGGACGTAAAAGGGGTTATAAAAAAGAGTCCTATATTCTGGAATCTGATAAGAGTTTTGAATTGTTTGATGGATCTACTCAAACTTACCCGCGTGGTACTTGGATGATGACCAGTCATGTCACTGACCCCGAAGCAATACAAAAGGCCTATAATGGAGAGTATTCTGGTTATAGTCCGACTGTCAGGTCACGTCGAACTGCTGATTTATACTTGGAAGCTTTGAAAAGTGAGAATTATCAAGAAGCTGAAGCTTTGAAAAGCCGTAGTTTAAGTGGTTTGATTAAGGATATCCCGGACCCTGTGGTGCTTAGTGTTTCATTAGTTAAGAAGCCTTGTCAAACCGGTAGTAAATTGTGCAAAATAAAAAATAATGGTGAAAGAATGACTGATGATTCTAAAATTTTAGATAAAATTAGAGGCATTCTTGGTGATGCTGAAAAGGATCAAGTGGAAGCATTGAAAAGTCAGGTTGATTCTCTTGAGTCTATTGTTGAAGAGATGAAACAGGATAATGCTGAAGCTTTGAAAAGTATGAAAGAGGAATTAGTTGAATCTTTCAAAGATACTATTTCTGAATCTTTAAAAGAATTTGCTGACAAAAGCAAAGAGGAAGAGGAGGAAGAGGAAACTAATCCTGAAGAAACTGACACAACTGAAACTCCTCCTCAAGATGAGGGAGAGGAAGAAGAGGAAGAAGAGGAAGAAGAAGAGGATGATGATAAAGGTTCCAAACAAGGAAAAACCCACAACAATAGAAAAGCAGATAAATCTCAAGAAGATTTAGATACTTACAGTTTCCTTGGAAGAAACCCAGACGGAACCAGAAAACAATACTAAAATGGTGATAAGCTATGGTAAATCTTAACAAAATTTTAAGAGATATTGCAGGTGCAGATAAATCCATGCGTGAAGACATGGCTTTAAATGCAGGATTATTAGACAGAAAACAATACAACCAATTCGTACGTGACATGGAAACCAATCAAACCATACTCAAAGACGCAGCATTCCAAAGAATGACAAACTTTGAAGAAGTCACCAGCGGAGCAAGAATATTAGGCATGGTATTGCAAGACGGATATGACTCCAACGGAGATACCAACCCAGATTTAACTCCAGCTAACATTGGTTTTGGTCATGACGTTTTAAACGCTAAAAAATTAAAAGCATTAACTTTCATTGATGATGATGACCTTGAAGACAACATTGAAAGAGAATCTTTCCAAACTACCCAATTGTCTATGATGGCGGATCGTATGGGTACTGACACTGAAATCATTGCTGTATTTGGTGACAGTGAGTTAGTTATTGGTGAGAATGATACTACTCCTGGAGTATTAAAAACTATGGATGGTTGGATTAAAAGGTCAACCAATAGTTTAGAATCTAGTGAACTTGCATCATCTAATTCCGATATTGCATTTAACGTGCATGAAAATACTATTGAATCCATGTTTGATGCGATTATTCGTGCTATTCCAACTAATATTAGGCAATCTGCTTTAATGAGTGAGTTCCGTATTTACGCTCCGTTTGAAGTAGTTGATTCTTACAGAAACTTGTTAATCAGTAGGGAAACTAATCTTGGGGATGCTACTTTAACTGGCCAAGCTCCTTTATATTACAAATCCTATCCTATTGTTTATTCTCCAGTATTGGATAGTGTTGAAGGTAGAGCTATAGATGACACTTTACCTACTATTGGTGCTTTCCCGTCCTTACTTAAATGGGGTGTTTACAAAGACATTAAAGTCGAACCTGAAAGAAAACCAGATATTGAAAGAACTAATTTCTGGTATCGTATGCGTGTTGCATGTGGTCTCAGGGTATTCAGTTCACTTATCACAGCTAAATTAACTGCTGCTGAAGGTGCAGAAATTCAAGACGAAAACAAATTATAAGTAGGTGATTAACTATGGGGGATATACCTAAATTTGAGGATTTGCCTGTCAGGGTTCGTAGAAGTCCTCGTCATAGATGGAATTATCTTCGTGAATTATTAAGTGAGGTTGAAAATCCTGAAGCAGAACCTGAAGTAGTTACTAGGAATTTAACATTCACAGTTAATGATGGAACTAATGCTGTGGAAGGGGCCACTGTTGCTATTGGCAATATCACTGGCACTACTGGTAGTGCTGGTGGTTGTAGTTTAAATGGTGTGGCTGAAGGTGAAAAAACCGTAACTGTTACAGCAGAAGGTTTTGAAAACTATTCTGATACTATTACTGTAGCAAGTGACAGTACTAGTTTCACAATTAGTTTGACTGCTGTAACACCAGGAGATTCTCAAGGATCTCCTTAAGATTATTTTTTTAATATGAGGTAAGATTTTATGTGGATTGATGTAGATGAAGTAAAAACTTTCACTGGAATAAACCCAAAACATTTAAAATTAAATGATTCAGATGAAACTAAATTAAATGAAATTCTAGAAGAGTGGATTTTACAAAGTGAAAGTTTGATTAAATCATACACCAACAATCAGTTCACAGAAGATATTCTTCCAGCTGCAGTAAAAAATGTTTGCTTAAGATTAACCGCAAACATGGTAGCATTAGCTATTGAACGTAGAGACACTCCCCGAACAAAAGTTACAGACTGGACAATAAGGGTCTCTTCTTCAGATATTTTCACATCTGATTTAAAAGAAGACTTAGAACCTTATGTCAAAGATTACAGTAACAAAAGTGACAAAATAGAATTCTTTGCAATAACTGGAGACTAAAAAATAATGGTTAAAGTAATAATCAAAGTTGATGCATCCAGAATGCAAAAAATTGGTCCAAAAATGCCTGAAATTCGCAGAAAAGGTTTGAATTATGCAGGTCAAGGAATGGTAAGAAACTTAATGATAAACAGCCCAGTAGACCACGGGCTACTTAGACAGTGGTTTTTTTCAAATGTTTCAGATAATGAAATAGAAATCCGAACTCCTGCATCTTATGCTCCATATGTAAATGATGGTACTGGAATTTATGGACCTCATAAAACTCCAATTTACAGTAAAACTATCGGGAAACCAATAGCATTTCAAGTTGGAGGGAAAATGGTATACACTAGAATGATAAGAGGACAAAAAGGCCAACATTTCGTAGAAAAAAGCATAAACCAAACCCGAGATAAACTTGGCAATTATTTCATTAAAGCAGTAAGGGAGGTTTTAGAATAGCTAATATTACTGATCGTGTAGAACAAATTTTTGAGATAATACAGGAATGTATACAAATTGAAAGAGAAGATGGATTACTTTCTAATGTAGAAGAAGTTATTTCAGTATTTAACAATGAATATGGTGTTGAAACTCCAGGGATATGGATAATTCAACATCCAATAACTCCTTTAGAAGAAGGTAATCTAGGTAAACTTCTAAAAATTACATCCACAATAGAATTTGTGTGCATTGAGTATGATCCCTCACCGGAAATTGCAGAAAAATTAGCTAGACAATTAGCAGGAAACGTAGTGCTAACTATTAAAAATAATTATTTGCAAGTTCAAAAGGATAAATTCAATGAAAGAGTTATCTCAAAAGTTAAATTTCATTCGTTAATGCTAGTTGGAGAAATGGACGTTCAAAATAAACTAGAAAAGGTTCCAGTTACAAGTGTTGTTCTTGAATTTGAATCACAGGTTAATTGGAATCCTTGTTGTAAACAAAATATTGATTTAGGTGATTAAATTATGGATGATAGAGGATTCGGTGTCGAAGTAGAACAGGACTACGGAGACAATAATATAAGAACCGCTCAGTTTGAATTGGATTGGTTCCAAAGAATGGAATCCGTAGATTTTAAATTAAACGATGAACCGGTCACAAAGTCTGGTGGTTCACGTATGAATCGTAGAGCTAGAGCAGGTATCATGAAACCTACTGGTTCTACAAGTGCAGATGCAGATTTACAAAGACTAGCATGGTATTTCTATGCATTTCTTGGGAATTATAAATGCACTACTGTAAGTAATGGAGTTATACATGAGTTCTGGGGTGGTGAAAACAAAGAATTGCCATCATTCCGTGGTCTTGCATTATATGATATGGTTGAAATATTCCTTTACGGATTATTATGTGATAGTCTTAAATTAGAAGTGTCTGATGAAGCAATGAGTGTTGATGCTGATTGGATTTACAAAACTGAAAAATCATATATACTTCAAGAAGGACAAGAATATGCGGTTCCTGAAGAATTGGAAAATGACCTTTATATTATGGGTTATGATGTCAGAGTCTTATTAAATGGTAATGACCCTGATGGTGTTCAAAACAGCTTCAGCTTTGAAGGAAACAACAATCATAATGTTGATGGAACACTAGGTCTTGGAAGTAGGGCACCACAGAAAAAAGCACATGCATTAAAAAGGGATTTAAACATGTCTCTTTCAAGTGTATTGACTAGGTCTAATGCACGTTCAATACTTGATGGAAGATATGGTCAAGTAGATGCGGTAAGCCCTTCAAAATGTAATCTTATACAATCTTCATTAAAATTAGAAGTAAAACTCTGTGAATACCCTAATCTTTTCATGGAGATGTATTTCCCAGCATGCACTATTACTAATGAATTTGATATGAGTGGTGCTGATGATATTGAAACTACAATGAGCCTTGCAAGTCTTGGAACAGAAAAAGCAACTCTACACAACGGTGATGAAATTTTAACAGACATTTATGTTAAAATAAAAAACAATCAACCTAAAATAGAGGCGAGAGAGATAACCCCCAGTGAGCCAGGTGAACCCTGAAACTGTTGATTTAAGTATTTCTGTTAAAGATGATCAAGATTCTCCTGTTAGTGGTGCTACTGTAAGTATAGATGAAATTTCTTCAACTACAGGTAGTGCTGGTGGTTGTACTTTAAGTAATGTTCCAACTGGTATTCAGACAATTACGGTTACTAAAGAGGGTTATGATGAATATTCTGATTCTATAACTGTATCAACTGAAAATATTAGTTTTGATATTATTTTAACACCAACAGGATAAAAAAACACATAATAATTATTATTTGGAGGATTTAACAATGGTTCTTAGAAAAGAAGATATTCTCGGAGGAATAAACCACATTCAACAATGCCACATTGAAAGTTTAGGTGGGGAAATCTACCTCAAACCTTTAAGCGAATCTCAATTAAACGAATTAGACCTCATTGAAGCAAAAGCAATGGGAGTATACGAATCTTCACAAAGAGGCAGAAGTGATGCTTTAAACAAAGGAAAAATCAACTTGGCAAAAGCAACAGAAGCATCCAATGAAGCAAAAATTGCAAAAATCAGACTAAGCATCAACAATGATAAAAACCCTGATGAATGGTCTGAAGAAGAAATTGGATCACTGCCAAGAAATGCAATTGAAGAGTTAATTGAGAAAATTAATGAAATAAGTGGTATTGACACAACTACTCGTGAAGTAGAAAAATTTCCTGAAGACCAATAAAGGCCGTGAAATAATATGGTTAGATTATTGTGGGTATCATTTATGTGAGTCTCAGTATGATTTAACCATACCACAACGTTTATTCATTGTAAAAGGTCGAATGGAGTTACATAAAGAGATGAATAAAGTCAAAAAATAATATCATCTCTTACACTTTATTTTTTTTTAAAATTTTTTTTCAAAATGATTGCTTATTGTATATTAATTTTTTTAGGAGGTGACTAAAACCTCATGAGTTTAGAAGAAACACTTAGAATTATCATTCAAGCTGAAGATCAAGCATCACAACAAGCCAAAAAAGTTGATGAAGTAATGCAAAAATTTGGGGATACCGCAAAAAAAGCTAATGATAAAATTAGTCAAGCAGCGGAAAAAAATAAAAACTCCTTAAATCAAACAGCAAAAGAAGTTGAAAAAGCTATTGAAAACTACTATAAAATTGGCAGTGAAGGATCTTCTGCATTTAATAAACTATCTAAATCGGAACAGGAAGCAGTTCTAAAACTACAAAAGATGGGTGATGAAGCTGCAAGTGTATTACTAGCATGTCATGAATTAGGGGAGGAGATGTCTCAATTTAATAATAATTTTGCTCTTGATCAATTTAGACAGGCCACTATTGATACTAATACTTGGAAAGGTAGTTTAGATGCTGCAAAAACTAAATTAGATTTACTTGGCACAAGCACTGATGGTTTAAAAGGTAAACTACAAGTTGTAGGCAATGCTATTCCAATGTATTTAGGTTCAAAATGGGATACTGTAAAACAGAAGGTGTCTTCTGTAGCAGACACTATTAAATCCAAACTTTCAAGTGCTTTAAACCATGTGAAAAATGGTATTCAAAGTCTTGCAGATAAATTTAGTGGATTGGGTGGTGTAATATCATCAGTATTTGGAGGAATTGGATTAAAAGGAGTCTATGATATGACTGTTGGTTCCTCTATGGCTCGTGAACAAGTACAAACATTGACTAATTCAGTAATTGGATTAGAAAAAGGTGCTTATTCTTATTGGACTATGATGGATGATATGACAAACAAGTCTCTTGTTTCTCTTGATGAATTAGGAACTGCAATGAATACTATCAAAATGAGTACGGGAGCCAATACAACTCAATTAAAAGGGTTAATGCCCGTTGTTAATGATATAGGTCAAAGAGCTATATTGATGGGTAGAGATGGTCAAGAAGCTATTTCCTTAATGCAAGCTGCAGGTAAAGGTTTGAATGGTGAATTTAGCATGCTTCAAGATAACTTCGGAATCACCAAAGATAAACTTATGGATTTAGGATGGGATGGTAGTGCAGAAGATGTTCAAGGATACACAAGAGCATTACAAGAATATCTGGATAAAGGTGGTAACCTTGAGGATATGATGAATACTACTTCCGGTAAAATAACTGTTCTAGGAAAGAAATTTAGAATTGCAGGTAGGGAAATCGGTGATGAATTCATGCCTTACATTAATCAAGGTTTAGATTTTCTCATTGACCTGACAGAAACTTCAACTGAAAGTGGGGCCAGTATTTTTAAATTGGGTGCTCAAGCTGTTGTTGCAGGTATGGCAATTGCTTCTGGTTTTGCTACTATTGCACCTGCTATTGCACCGGTAATTTCAGTTTTAGAAAGTGTTTGGAATAGTGCTAGTTGGGTCAAAGATAAGTTAAGCGGTCTTTTTGGTGAAGATGGTAAAATCCAAGCATTTAAAGATAAACTCCATGGTGTAAAAGAGAAATTAGTTGAAGTTAAAGATAAATTAGTTGATTTGAAAAATAAGATTTCTACTTCTTGGAATGAAGGTAAATTAAGCACTATAAAAGAAAAATTTAGCCAAATTAAACAAAAAGCAGTTGATGCAAAAAATGAAGTTATTATCCTTTCTAATAAAATTAAAGGTTTTGCAGTTAGTAAACTAACTGCTCTTCGTGATGCATTTAGCCAAGTGAAAGATAAAATTTTACTTGCTAAAACTCATTTGATGGGTTTCCTCACGAATCTAAAAACCCTTGCAATTACTAAAATTACTGCTTTAAAAGATGCTTTTATGGGTGTTGTTCGTAATCTTACTCTTGCAAATATACAACAAAAATTATATGCGGCATGGCAAGGAATTATTAATGGGTTAACTGCAGTATGGAATGCTTTATTAAATATGAATCCTTTAGGTTTGATAGTTATTGCTATTATTGCGGTTGTTGCTGCTTTGGTCTACCTGTATAATACTAATGAAGGCGTTCGTAATGCAGTAAATGGATTATGGCAAATATTACAAGGTTTAGGTGCTTTCATTTCATCAACTCTTGTAGCTGCTTGGAATAGTTTAGTTACTACATTACAACCGGTTGTTGACATGTTGATAAGTGTGTTAAGTCCTGCTATACAAGGAATTGTTGCTTTGTTAACTGGGGATACGCAGGGAGCTATGACGTTCTTTACGGAAGCATGGTCAAATCTTATGTTAGTTTTACAGCCATTATCTGAATTTTTAAGTGGTATTTTTGGCCCTGCTTGGGATGTAATTATTACTTGTATTTCTATTGTTTGGAATACTGTCCAAAGTGTGATTTATGCATTCCAAATGTTTTTAAATGGTCAATTAAGTTTACCTCAATTATTAGTGACGATTTGGAATTCTATTAACACTATGTTTGCTATTGTCCTGAGCATTATTATTGTTAGGGTTAGAAGTTGGGCTTCTTCAATGATTAGTAAAGCATTGGATGCTGGTAGAGGTTTTGTCAATGGTGTAATTAATTTCATAACCAGTTTACCGGGTAAAGTTGCTTCAATCCTTGCGAATGTGCTTAGCAGAATCATATCTGCTGGAAGTCAATGGGTAAGTAATGCTAGAAGTAAAGCTTCAGCTATAGTAAGTGGTGTAATTAGTCAAGTTTCTCAATTACCTGGTAAAGTATACACTGAATTCATGAACATTGGATCCAAGATGTTGAGTGCTGGAAGTCAATTAGTAGAAAAAGCTAAGCAGATTGGTAAAAATATTGTTGATGGTATTTTGAATGCAATGCAAATCCATTCACCAGGTATTATTCAGACTAAAGTTGTTCAGGAATTCGAAGACATGACTACTCGTGTTGAAGACCAAATTGAACCTGCTGGTGAAGTGGCTAAAACCTTTGGTGAAACAATGGTGAACCAATTTGGAGATGTCAGCTTAACACCAAACCTTGGTTACACAGACCTTGACGCTAAAGAAATGCCTGAGATGAACATGAATGTTGGAATGGATACATCCATGGTAAGTGATACTAATGGTATGGTGACAAGTTCTTATGATGCACTTGCCGCTACTACTGGTGCAGCTTTACAAACAATGGTTGAACAGGACAGATTAGCTTATGAATCTATCCGTAATAATGATGCTACTCAATTGTCACTGATTGACACTGATGTTCAAATGAAAATGAACAGTATAGGTTCTAAAGTAAACACCAGCATTAACAGTATGGTTAATAAAAATCAATCAGGCCTTGCATCTGCAAGAAGTACAACTCAAACTCAATTAACCAATATTACCAATGCTACTGTTAAAGCTAATAATAACATGATTAGCAGCTGGAATACTATGAAAGATGGTATTGTATCTGCTGCAAATAAAATCAAATCAGATTCAACAAAACATTTTGAATCATTAAGTTCAACTATAGGTACTTTTTATGGTAAATTGAAAAATCCTAGCAGATGGGGTGCCGGACCAGGAAACGGTCACGTATCAGGTGTAACCAAAAAAGCTTCCTCATCAGCATCAGGTGTCGGTAGAATTAACAGAGCTATTAAGAAGATGGGAACAAAATACTTGACTCTTGGACAAGTCAAACAAAACCCATTACTAGATTATCCTAATTTCGGTGATTACATCATACGTGGTGATAATAACCGATATGATCTTGGTCAACTTGTCAAATATGGTGCTTTAACTATTCCTATTGGTATTGGTGCAGGAGGTTGGGAGGATACAGCCCCATCACATGTAAGTCTCATTAAAAATACTAGTAGAGAATGGGATATGAGCTCACCAAACATTGGAAGATATAGTACTAGTGCCGCCACTTTCAAAGTAAAAGAATTTGAAAATGGAGCACCACAAATTGCTTACGATACATTCAGACAATTAGCAGAAGAAGTATTCAGCCAAACTCAATATGAGTTTTATTATGATGATGACCATCATGGTAACTGGTTAAATGCATTCAATGCTGCTAGTATGAATTGTAAACATGGTGCTGAAGCATTGATTGCTATGGCAGGAGCAATGGGATTATCAGGTCATATGGTTCATGGTCATTGGAATCAATACGGGCATTATTGGGCAAGTATTGAAGGCCATAAAATGGACGTTACCGGGTGGCAAAACAGAAGAACTTGGACACCATCTGCTAGTGCAGGTCCTGCTCCAAAATCTGCTTCTTACAGTATTAGTGACTTATTCAGTGAGTTAAAAACAAGCATTGAAAACCAATCTAAAGAACCTGTAACTGGAAATTATGATGAAATTCTTCTAGGTGGGTCTGTTACAATTGTTCATGAATTCTTAAACTTACCACCTAATATTGATGAGGAGGAAGTTGCAAGAATCGTTAATGAAACAAGTGATGATGAGTCCTGGATTAAAAAATTAGTTCAAAATAGCAGATTTCAGAAATGGGATTTGAAAGAAAAGGCAAGGTTAAATGGTAGAGATGCAAGAGCAAGAGGTGTATAAGATTGGATAAGATAACGGTTAATCCATTAAAAGTTAGAGGGAAAGGAAATGTCCTTTCCCCAAAACTCAGTAAAGATTTTGGCACTGTTTATGCATCATTCTCAAAATCAAGTGTTACTATTGAGAATTATGAGCATAGTGTATTCAGATTAATCTATGAACCTAATTCAAGGTTTCTTGTTGAATATCCTGAATGGATGCCTTTCATTAATCAGGTTAATCCATTAGTGATTAAAGTTAAATTGGTGAATACTTTCAATTATCCTTTAACAGGTAAACATTTCACTTTGAATGGAGAGGATTATGTTACTGATGGTAATGGTGAAAAAACAATTACGATTAGAAATGTGAATAGTGATTATGGTGTTTTGAATTATAGTTTAGATTTTGTTGGTGATGATAGGATTCCTTCTGCTTCAGAGTCTTTTTCAGTTCAACTAGGTTATACTAGAGAATTCAGAATACCGAGTGTTATTGATCAAGAAATGGTTTATGATTATTCTGTTCGTGTTACTGATATTGAAGATAATCCTGTTAAGGATGTTCCCGTAGTGTTTAATTTCTTAACCAGCAATTCAATTAGTTTTGGTGTTGTTCAAAGGATAACGGATGAGGATGGTGTAGCAAGATGTTCTGAAAGTATTCTCGGTTATACTGGTGATATGACTGTCAACGTGGATATTGAGCATGCCGAACCTATTAGCAGTACTGTTCAGGTGAATGAATTGCCTACAGTATATGAAGTATTAACTGATTTAGGTATTACAGACACATTCCTTGTTAAAAATCTGATAAAAGATGATGAGGTCATTGTGTTTGATGAGGTAGATGCTTCTGCTTCACTTAAATTATCTGACATTTCTGGGGCAGTTAAAAATTTAAGAAAAGAAAAAAGCATTGTGAAATATGATACTTTCACCCCGGCATCAACTAATCTAAATGATACACATATGACTCGTGCAGATAGAGAAGCTCTAAATGGTGTAATCCATGGTTTGAAATATGAAGATAGGTTAATAACTTTTGAAACTATTGAAATAGAGAGCATGCTAATTCCTGTTGGTTCCACACCACTTACACCACCTACACCAGTAGACACAATCTCATTATCTGTAAATTCATCCACCATAACAATCGGTGGGTCAACATCACTCACAGCAACAGTTACCCTTGAAGATGAAAATCCTGGAATAGGGCGTACTGTCAAATTTTATGATGGTGAAACACTCATTGGTAGTAGTGTGACGGATAATAATGGTATTGCAGCCTATAATTACACTCCGTTGACAAGTGGTCAGAAAACAATCAAAGCCATATGTGAAGGAGTCGAAAGTAACACCAAAACAATAACAATCAACAAAATAACCAGTACTATTAGTTTAACCAGCAGTAATGTGACTTATCCTGACAATGTTGTTCTATCAGGTACTTTGTCTGCTGGTTCGGGTAAATCTGTTAAAATTTATCAAGGCAATACTTTACTTGGCACTGTCAGTACGAGTAGTAATGGTGCTTTCAGTAAAACTGTTCCTGGTTTGAATGCGGGAAATTATACTTTTAAAGCTGTGTTTGATGGTGATACACAATATAGTAGTGTAACATCAACAACCGTAACAGTAACTGTTGAAAACGCACCACCTGCAAGTATTGTACTTACTGTTGATAAGAGTGTTCTTTCGTATGTGCATAGTGATTCTGCTGTGTTGTCTGCTACTGTGAAAGACCAGAATAATCAAGTGTTGGAAGGTGTTACTGTTGAATTTTTGAAAGGTTCAACCAGTATGGGTACTGCCACCACAAATAGCAGTGGGGTAGCAACAAAAACATATGCCGCGGCTGGTGCGGGTGACATAACCTTCAAAGCCAAAGTAAGCACGTTTCTATCAGAAACCTACGTTGAAGATTGTATATTTTTCGATGCAACTGAAACAAGTAAATCAACCGGTAGTAGTGCTGTTTATGGTAATGTTTATAATAATTTAAATATTCCAAGTTTGCCGGATAATTTTGTTTGGGAAATGGACATGAAAACATCAAGTAATAGCGGCTCTGAAAACAGATTCTTCTTAACTGCGACTGCTAATAGTGGTGAGCAACCACCTTATGCTCTATGGGTGCAGATTGCAAGTAGTGGCGCATCAAAAGGTGGAAGTAGAAGAAATGGAACTTATAATTCAAGTGGTAGTGTTACTGTTTCTGCTAATACTTATGCTCATTTTAAAGTCGAACGGAATGGTAGTACTGTAACTTATTATGTGAATGATACTAATGTTGGTAGTTTGACTGAAGATTGGATTGGTAATTATAGTAGTTGGTGGTTCAGTTACACCTTCTGGAAAAGACCTAATATTACTGGAACTTGGAAAAATTTAAAGATTAAACCATTATGATGATTACAGGAACAGTGAACATATGAATTACAAAGAAAAAATAAGTTATGAAACTAGAACTCAAGGAGGACTAATATGGTAAATTTAATGAATTTTGATACGGAAACAGTAACCCTCTTTAGGAACACTGGATGGTTAGATAAAATAGGTTCAATCACTCTCACATCAAACAGTGATTGTTTGCACGGGAGCGATTTAATAACTTTAACCGCAACAGTGACAAATCTTGAAGACACTGCAATGCCTAATGTGCTTGTGAAATTTATACTTGGATCTAATATTGTAGGTTATGCAGCAACAAATCAGAATGGTGTTGCAAAATTCTATCATCGTATAAACACGCAAGGAGTATATGATTTCCATGCAGTAGTAGGTAAAACAGGTGCGTCTACTAGAATATATGTATCTGAAATAGGTAATTTTGTATCTTTTGAAGTAATGAGTGGTGGAGATTACGGTAATCCTTCCCAAAACAATGGGGATTACGTCAAAGGAGCAGGTATAACTTTAGGGACAAGTCTGGATTGGTCATCTAATGGTGAAAGAGCTATCAAGATGATAAAATCTGGAGATTCAGGTACTAATGTGCGATTCCCTCTTATTGGTGCGGAGGTACCTGGTGAAACATTGAAAATAACAATGGATTGTCATATTAAAGGTGTAGCTGCAAGAGTTGGAATAATCCAATACGATAATAATTCGCAAGTACTTGTTACTGATGTTGTTGCTGTTTCTGAAGGGGAATTTGAAATGTCAAAAGTATTACATGATGATGTTGCAAGTGTAGGGATATATGTGCTGATGAATTTATGTAATTCAGGAGATATTCTCTACATTGATAATATATCTGCCACTTTAGGAGGAGATGAATAAAAATGAGTGTGAAAATAACTTATGAAATTTATCATGATGATGATTTAGGAATAGATTGGATTCTGTACACTGCATCAACTCATACTAAGAGAAAAAAAGCGATAATTTCAATTGATGAGGATACGGTTTTTGAAATTAAAACAGATTCAAAAGGAATGTTGAAATTTGAAACTTCTGATGTTGATGATCATGTGATTAGTGTTACTATTAATGGTGAAACTTACTCTGAATTAATTGAAATTGAAGATGATTAAATATGGAGTGATAATATGGTGAATTTAAGAAGTAAAACATATTATCCAAAAACAGTAACACAATCAAAAGGTTATGACAATTGGGGTCCTAAACTATTCCGTGCCACCACACTTGGGAATATCAAAACAGAGGCTAATTATGCTGAAACATCCGTAATCGCAAGTGCTACGGGTACTCATAAAAGACCTGCTACTGTTTATGCCTCAAATTTTGGCATTTCCCTTGAAAAAGGTGCGGAAATCAAAAAAATCAAGGTTGAATATGCTGACCAGAAAATGGATTATGACAAATCAAATCGTCATTGGGCTTGTAATCTGCCGGCTCCAACAATAAAATTGGAGAATGTTTCATATTCTTATACGGGAGTTGCTCCAACATTCACAATGACCAATCATGAAAAGACCATTGAGGTTAAAGATCCAACTTCAAAATTCACTTCATCCAGCTTTGGAGTAACAATAACTTATAAAGATAACACTAATTATCAGATTGGTTATTATCGGTTGAAGTATATCCGTGTAACTGTTTATTATGTTTTGCCTGAATATTCATTTGCAATTTCAAAATTAGATAATAAGGATACTGTAGATGATATTACTTCGATTTCCATTACTGCAAATAACATCAATCAATTATCGCATAATCCGACGATAACGATAACGCTGCCATCATGCGTTAAATATGATAGTGGCAGTGGACCTGGAACTGTCGGTGAGAATAACAATGTTGTTGTATGGATTCCTGCATTTAAATCATCAAAATCAAATACTCTAGTATTAAACTTAACTCTTGTATCTGCTGGTACTGGTAACATAACTGTTAAAGAAGATGTTAATGGTGTAACTTCAATATTGCCAATCAGTGTAGTTGAAAAAATACCTGAAGTTATTACTCATTATGAACCTGTAGATTCTGTTTCTGTTGTTGCGTATGAGAATACTGAAATCCCAATAAGTATTGATAATGATACTTATGTGAATGAGTATGATATCCGTCTAAAATCTTCTGATGAGAGTTTAGTGTTTATCTATAGGGGTCAGGAATATAATCGGCTTCTTGTACATCATTATGATTTTGATGAGGAGGGTAAAGGTAATGTTACAATTCGAGCTTACACTCCCGGTAATTTTATAATTGAAGTATACGCATTGGTTCCTTCGGTTGAAGATTCGAATGTTAGAATTGAAGAATTCTTGTATTCAATTGCGATTACTGTAACACATACAAAGCTCAGTATTCCATTTTGCAGTTATCTTGAAGTTACAGGGGAAGAATTGGATAGATTAGGTGATGGATATTCATATACTGTTCAATCTTACTTGTTAATGAGAACTTCAAGAAATGAGGTTAATGATTGGGGTAAAAACTTCCGTATGGGTGTATTTAATAGTCCATCTGATGGATTTGAAGGCATTGATGAAGATTATTTATTGGAAAATGCTATTTTCTCTGACCCATTAACTCAAGTAAACACTTTTGAAAGTAAAACGGTTGAATTCACATATGATGAAAACTGCCCGTTATTTATCATATTTACTGGAGAATACTTGGAAGGATATGTTGAAGATTCAACTATTGTATATACTTCCCCTGCAATCATTGAAGGAACAGGTATGCCTTTTGAACCTACAGGAATATTCCCTGAACCAATCAAATCAATTATTATTTCAGAAAGTAGCGCTGAATTTGGTTTGGAACCTCTCTTAAAATCAAATGAAATTGTTTGTTATAGATTCCCAGTAGGTGAAGATTTTGGTACTAATGAAAGCATGGGCATAAGAGGTGTTGAATTAAGCATTAATTTTGAATATGCAGATGAAGTTGCACTTACAGCAAGATTAATATCAAACACTGGAAAAGATGGTGAAAGATCTGTTATTCTTTCAGAAGATAAATTTGAAAAATCAAATATTGTTAAACTTGGAGGTAAATTTGATTTATGGGGATTCGACATAAAAGACATGGAAGATTTAGAGGATTGGCAGCTCGAATTATCTTTTCATAATATCATGAGAAATGACCTTTCATTTCTTAATTTCAACAATGTTCAATTGACGTTCTATTCTATTTCTATTGAAGATGAACTAGTAAAATGTTCCATTAATGGTGAGGATATCCGATGGTATAATGTTTTCATTGATGAGTTAGATCTTCCTAGTGGTTTGAAAACTAGTGTGAAATATATTGATATTGATGGTTCTGATATGAATGATGCATACCGTCAGACTATCGAGAAAAAAGAAATCAAGATGAAATTCATCATCAGAGGTTGTACTATTGATGAAACTACGGAAAATCTAAGGCAATTTACACGCTTAATCACTAACAAAAGGGATGAGTTGAATAGGCCTATTCCTAATAAGATTGAGTTTTCTATTTACCCAGACATATATTTTGAATTTATTCTTGATTCTCCTTTGGATAATGAAGTTACAGCTATGGAATATGAAGCTGAAGCTAAATTAATCATTCCATCTGGAACTAGTTTCTCTAAAACAGATAATGTAACTAGTAATGTTGGTAGAAACAGCGGTATTGCGAAAGTAAACCCTATTATCACTGTGTTTTCATGTGAATCCGGAAAACCTGTGGAAATTACTGATGATGTCTCTAAACAGAAGATGGTTATTAATATCCCGGAGGGTGCTGTTGATTTAATGGACATTGTTGAAATTGATTGTATTAATCGAAAAGTCACTACTATCCATAATGATGTAATGTTGGATCTAACGGGGTATGTTGACTTTAGTAGTGATTGGTTTATCATTAATGAAGAATTCCATTACACTTCACAAAATTGTTTCATACAAACTGTAAGATTCAGGGAGAGGTATTAA